AGACAAGCGAGATACTGGAGAGGGGTATTCTGAACACCTCTATCTCTCGCAGCCGCTTAAGCGGCGTAGCGGCCTCAGCGGCAGCGGGCCGAAATTCTAGACTCAATCTTGAGTTATGTCTTTAGACCCTCACCTCCGGTGGAAAGGTGAAGAAGAGGGGAATCCGGGCCTAGTCGCACGGAATACGGAGTGGTTCTTCTCTTCGAGGGGAGTGAGGGCGTCAGCAGGGGTCGAAGTAACGATTATAGATAGTCAGCCCATGGGAACATCATGGCTAGACGAACTTCGAACAAAATAGAACCAGCTGTAATGACACTTGTTTTGTCAACAAATAGTGTTACTCCTGGTAACACTGAATCATTTACAGCGGACTTGTCCCAAATTGCCAGTATTGTCAATCGTCGTTTTTATCGACAAGGACTCAACTGGGCTGTTGCTGGTTTTAAGATTGTCACCCAAGGTGATGATCTTGTAATTAACGTTAAGAAATTACCTAATACATGGGTTATGTCTAACGCATGGGAAAAAGGTATGCGGGCATGGTTGAGAATGAATCGGGAAGCTCTTGAAGAGACCGAATCAGTACGTCCCCGCTTTATGGATTTTAAAATCCATGCAGACGAAATTCATTATGATGCAGGTTTCGGTGCGAACCTTTTGCCTGTTGATGGTTCCTTGCCTCTTGCTATACCTTATCAGAGTGGCGAATGGGAACCTTCTAAGATGGTCATTCCATTTGGACCAGCTTCACCTGGTAATACTAACGAAGCTGTCATCAAAGCCGTTGGTGCAAATTACAACGGTGGTTCCGACCCTGTCGTCGGTTTGATCGCAGGATATGCGAACTCTCGTGCATTACCTAATATTTTAGATCCTAATACACCAGACGATGCGTTGGATGCTGATGGATCTACACCAGAGAATTGGTTGGCTGCCACATTTAATGATGGCACCGATCAGACTTCGGTAGTTATCGAAGACAATTTGCTGGAAAACAACCAAGCCCCGTATCCTTTCGAGGGTGATGGTCTCAATTTGGATACTATGTATCCTGGTGGTGAAACTCAAGCACCAGGTCTCCAGATACACGATGCTGCACGTGTAACTGGAACCACATTGTCTAACACAACCCGTATTAAGGGTGGAAATTTTCCATGTGGTCTAATTAGATTTGATTTGGGCAACGCAGGCACTGCAACATCAAATATGACAATTTTAATTGATCTTGTTCCAGGTAACCATCGTGGATACCTTTGTGAACCTATGACGGAGATGTGAAGAATGACTATGACAACAGCTACCGACATTGCAGTTACTACTGCTAAAAGTGTGGTTATCTTGGACCACCTTAAAAATAATCGAATTGAGTATTTGTTACTGGTTGCGATCGGCCACCTTATCGGAGCAACAGCGTTCCTTACTGAGAAGGCTTCTGGAGTGTGTGCGTGATGGCGAAGTATAATTACGGCAAAACATTCACGAAAGACGGAAAGAGTGTTCGTTATCGATACACGAATAAAAAGAAGAGCACTAAGAAACTCGTAAGTGCTCCAAAGCGTAAGTCACGGAAGTGATAACTTGGTTAGTTACTTTGAGATCGGTGGACATGTTCACGAATGTGAAACGTATGGTCCAACGTCAACTATGAGAAGCCCTTTGTCTTCGATATCAAAGAAAGAAATATCCAGGGAATTACCTGGTAAAATGATGACTTCTAAAGCTACAAATGTAGCTCGAAAATCCTATACAGAAATGGGACTTGATGCTCTAAAGGAGAATCAGAAAAGTCGCAGACAAAAACTCGGAGCCACGTTAATGCGTTGGTCCGTAGGTGGAGCACTTGTTCCTGATCCACTACCTTTGGTTGACGAAGTATTATTCGGAACTACCTTTGTTATTGGGGCAGTTCTTTATGCCTCAGATTAAGTGCGATCAATGTGGTTACAGACCACAACGTAGAGACGCACAGAACCTGGTACTTGACCAGGGGAAAGACAACTTGTCTGAAGACATTATATATGTTCGATGTTACAAGTGTGGACACGAATGGGTTGAATGAGTTAATAGACCGGGAGTATTACCCGTCTATCATGATGAACTTGAAAATCATGAGGAGCCAAGACCAACGATGCATACACTGTGGATACAGTTATTGCGGGTGTTGGCGATGAGTCAATTAACGTTGGATGGATTCAATCAACTATTGAAGAGAATTGACAAATTAGAAGCCTATGTTGAGACATTGGCCGAGATTATCTCTGTAATGGAGAGATCTCAATGATCGCATTAGTTAAATGCGCAATATGTGGACTGGAAGGAAATGTTGTATTGTGGACAACTCATACCAGGACTAGAAATTTAGGAGAATATGAATTCTCGATGAAAAATGTACCTACAGTATGGATATGTGATACACATGAAATGTGAAACATGTACCAGAGTAATAGAGCTTTACGGAACAAATGAAATGGTCAGTTCTTGGCTGTGTAAATGTAGCTCTAAAACACGGACGATCATCAACCGACAAATTGCGATATTCTGCAATGAAGGTTGTTGTGAAAACGTTCCTATTGTGAACGGGATCGTAACGTGCAGACAAGCGAGATACTGGAGAGGGGTATTCTGAACACCTCTATCTCTCGCAGCCGCTTAAGCGGCGTAGCGGCCTCAGCGGCAGCGGGCCGAAATTCTA